CGGTATTGACGCCGTTACCGTCTGTCATGAAGGGCACAAAATAAACGCCCTCACTCTCCCTGTTTTTATACCCGCCGTACACGGTGTCGTACTGGGTAGCGTATGTATTTTTCCAGTAATACGTCGTGTCACCACAAATCCACGGCACATCTGCAGCACTGCCACCATGGCACTGCGCGTTAAACACGGAGAGGTCAGCACGAAACTGTGCCAGCATGGCTGTAAACAGCGCAGGTTGCTGTGCGTGGGTGGCGGCGCTCATGTCAAACTCTCCCTGCATCCAGCACACCGCCAGCAACACATTTTTCGGGTTCTTCTGTAATGCAGCTTTAGTGCGCGCAATCAGGTCCTGATATAACGGTTTACCCACACCCCAGCGCGCCGAATCCTGGCTGGCCCCCGTGTCCGCACTGAATGTCCCCTCAGCGCCCTGGGTGAATGCAGAACCACCACGACAGCATGGTACCAGCAGGATCCCCGCGTTATTCGGGATATACGGAAGCAGTTTTTTGGCAATATATAAGCCCTGGCCGACACAGCCGTACTGCCCTTTGCTCAGGTCTGCCTTCGGATGATTCAGCGTACTCATATCCTGCACATCATGCAGGCAGTGGTCAGCCGGAATGATGTCGTTATACGTACAACTCTCTCCACCCGGAGTTACCGTGCTGCGGCGCGCCAGCTGTTTAATGCGCGGATCCGGAGCATCGTAAGAATCCGGTAACGGAAGCCCTTCACCGTAGGCCATGCCGTTGGACTGTCCGGCAAGCACAACCACGTAGAACCAGTCCGGCTCAGATGAAGGGCCGACCTGTGGATCTCCTTCAATAGCCACCGCCTGCATCAGTGTGTACGGCGTAATGGCAACCGGTCCGCCGTATGGCTGCCAGCCCTCTTTCAGTTTGTGTGTCAGCTTTTCCGCAAGGTCTGACGGCGACGCCGCCCTGACAACATCATAGTGTTTAAATGCCATGAATCCTCCCGGCCGGGATAATATTGTGAGTAAAATGAGGAGCGGGCTGAAGTCCGGAAGTTACAGGACAATGGCAGAAGAGAGACAACAGCCCGCAATACGAAAAAGGCCGCGCTATTGCGCAGAGTGATTACTGTCGGATATTATTCGCCAGCTGAAATATTACTTCACGTTTTGTTGTTTATTCCTTGCCGCCCGCGTCTCCCTGCGCGGGCTTTTTTTGTCCATAAGAAAGCCCCTCCGGAGAGGGGCTGGAGAGTGGCGCTATGTGCCATTGCATGGTGCCGGGTGCCTCCCGGTGAATTCAGTACCAGCACCTGAATCCGCGATTATCCCATATACCTACTCGCTGATTGCCCCTCCGCACAGGGGGATTCACCATGCCAGTTTCTTTTAACAAACTCCCCGCAAACCAGACAACAGTCAACCGCCTGAATTGTGAGACATTTAAAAAAAAGGCCCGCAAAAGCGAGCCAGGGAAAATAAGTGTGGCGCGTTGTACTGGATTCGAACCAGTGACCGATTGCTTAGAAGGCAATTGCTCTGTCCGGCTGAGCTAACAACGCAGGATACAGATAATGGACCGCCTTCGGGGACCCGAACTCCGCGCAACCAGCTTCGAAAGCTGGCGCTCTTTCCTGATGAGCTAATGGCGGTATGTGATGGTGGCCCTTGCTGGATTTGAACCAGCGACCTGGCGATTATGAGTCGCTCGCTCTCACCACTGAGCTAAAGGGCCGGGTCAAAAAAATAATAATCAGATGAAAATCAATAATCAAGCCCTTGCCTGGATACATATCTGTCTGGCGGGAAGCCATAATAGCGGTGAAATACAGAAATAAAGTAGGACCAGCTTGAATAACCGCATTTTTCTGCTACAGCCTGTCCATATCCATGCCGGGAACATAACATATTCACAGCAACACGCATCCGCTCTTCCAGCAACAAGCGACTGAACATGTGCCCTTCATTTTTCAGTTTTATCTTTAACAAACTCTCACTCATATGCAGGCGTAACGCAATCGCACCAAGCGTCCAGCTTGCTGATATATCTGTCTGAATTATCGCCCTGACTTTGGCACTTATACTGGATAAACATCCACTTAAAAATAATAATATCCGTTCATCTGATTCAAACAGCGACAGGCATGCCATCATAAGAAACATATCCGTGGTATCTCCGGAAAATCTCTGGCTGGTAATTAAAGCCTCAGCCAACGCAGGGTTGTTGGGTTCCAGTGACAGATAAAGCGGAACGTCAGTCAGATGAGTTCTTGTCAGCTTATGCTGAATTTCCAGATATTGACTTACTATGGAATGGTTTATATCGAAAATTTTAACTTTGCCATAATGCATAAGGAAAAGCGCCCTGATGCATTTGGTGGCCAGAACGACTGAGCCGGGCTTAAGTGACAACGTATCCTTTTCAAGAAAAATATTAATTGGGGAGCAAACCATGATAACTGAACAGACAACAACCATTATAATTTTACTTTCATTAGCAATTGGTTAGTTCAATTATAGCCCCAAAAGGTAAATTATCATCAACACATAAGCAAAGGACTGACAGGTGCCGCTAACACCCACCAGCCGCCCATTTACCACAAATAAAAAAGCCTTCAGGACTGAAGGCGTCTGTAACAACCGCACTGATAGTCTGCCAGACCCGCCATAACAAGCTGGGTCAGTATTAACTGGCAGCGTTCGCGTGAAAGGTAAGTATTCTGCGCAATCTCCCCGACTGTCGCCGGTTCGGTGACGCTTAATTCATCAAACACAACTCTGGCGGTTTCTGTCATATCCTGCTGTTTCAGCATGTCTTTTTACCCTTTCCGGTTAACGTGACACACCAATAACTCTTGCCGAAAAAGCCAGCAAGCTGAAAGACCTGTATTAATAACTACCAGCACATTTAACGCACTGCGCTACTTTGCGGGCACAAAAAACCCGCTCAGAGGCGGGGTCAAGCTATGCGGCGAAATAACCACTCTTAACAGCATACCTGATTTTTTACGTACGTAAATGCTTTGCCGTGCATATTTTTCATGCAAATGTCACGTCCTGCTATTTTTCAGTCTTATAAATTTAAAACCATAGAAAAAATCAATTATGTTTTAAAAATGGATAGGTAAAGAATAACAAGTGACACAGATTCAAACCAAAATGGAAAAGGGTGGCAACCCACAAACGCCCACTCCACATCCATGACAATCCATACACAACACCAGATAACGTGGCAAATAATACAAGTAAAGCACCACCTGAATAGTGATAAAAACCAAACAACAAAGCCGCCACAATTAATGCAACCAATGGAGACGTTACTTCTGATAGCCGTGATTGAATATACCCTCTAAATAATGATTCCTCTGCCAGAGACACAAAAAACAAATTAGCCAATATAAACTCTGGCAACCACTCAGGAAAATGAATCTCTGGCTTTAATCCACCAAAAAAAACAGCCAAAAACAGGATAAGAGGAACAGAGAGCGACAGAGCCCCCCACTTCCACAAAGACACTTCTGATTTTACTTCTTTTTTAAACAAAGAAGATGTACACAGGACTAACAAAAATGGCACCAGCGCTTTATCAAAATTAAAATACATTGTATAGGGAGTACTTTGAGGGCCAACAGTAACAGAATTTAGCACTACAGGATTGTGAAACCCTGGCCATAGATGGAAAGATAATGCTATGGCTGATAAAACTATGCCAACTTCATATATAGATTTAGCCCAGGCGTTATATTTCCAGTTGAACTTCAAAATAATAAAAAAAACGATTGTAGCAACAAAAAATAACACCGACCAATCAATAATATCATTAAGCACAGCCAGGACAACAGACACCGTCAACAATGAAAAAGCCACTACCTTATGCCAACTGAGAGTTGACAGTGACAGTACTAACACAATCCACATAAGCACTCCTTTTATTTAATGATGAAGATTGATTATCAATATTTTCAATTCACCAGGCAACATTTTATCTACCTTCCACAATACATGACCATCAAAAAATAAACATGTTAATTATAAACACAGAAAACATAACCCTCATCACTATATATCCCTACCGCATATCCATATCTAACCGGACATTCAGAGCCATAAGCATTCCTTCAATAATACCTTCCGCTTTATAAAGCCTTTTACCAATAAGCCCATCAGAACATCTATGCTTACGTGCAAGAGCCATAAATGTCATTCCACCTACGTAATAATCCACCAACAAATCGTGCAAATACTGATTATTCTTGTTTAATCGTGCCATACAACCACAAATTATCATGGCGTCATCATCAGAACACTGAGGACGTGATTTCACTTTAGTCGGGATTAATCCTTTAAAACCAGCAGCTATCGAGGGCCATGTTACATCTTCATGATTATTTGCTGCCCATGCCCCCCATCGCTCAAGAACCATCTGGATATCACGCGCCATCGTTACCACCTCTGATTTCGTAAATCTTCACGCCCAGCCGTCCACCTGGCACAGGCTGACCGCGCACAATATTGATTTCATCAAACTGCTCGTCATCAATGAGCACTTCCGCATGCGTCAGCGCATCCAGCGGTGCTTTCAGAATGTTGTCCAGGTCACGGCGGCGCTTATCCGGTGGTTCTGCAATAATTTTTATTGCCAGCCGTCCGGACAGGCTTAATTTCAGCCGCTGCTGGCGAACAATAAGCGCCACAGCCCGGCGATAACGCTCACCGGCTTTTGATACAAAATATGTGCTGCCACGACGTCGCCAGTAGGTGTTCACCGTCGGCGGGTAAGGCAAAACAAACTCTATACGCATCAGTAACCTCTTTTACCCGAGCACGCCGGTTGCAAAAGCGTGATCAAGAAAACGAAAAATTAAATCAACCTGGGAACCATGCTTTTCTTCGAACGCCAGCGGATCCGCATGAAGCTCGTTGTGATGCTCCCGACACAGCGGTAGCGTGAAAATATCGTGGGATTTTGTTCCCATTCCACCCTGACCATGACCAATCAGATGATGAGGATCGTCCGCTGGCTTACCACAACACGCACACGGCTGTGTCTTTACCCAGCGTGTGTATTTCTCATTTACCCAGCGGCGACGTTTAGGTCGTTTCATGAAGGATTCCGGAGACTCCGGATCAACGGCAATGCTGACCACCGTCTTTTCCTGTGGTGGGTTCTGTTGCTGGTGGGTGTGAGGCGGTAGCGCAATATTTTTTGTGCGCTGCTTCAGTATGCTGGTGGCGGTCTGTTCTCCCGGTATGATGTCGCTTTCACGGTATACGGAGCGGATTTTTTCCGCCGGTAATCCCAGAGAGCGACGCGATACTGCCTCAGGTAATGCGTCCACCACCTGATTGCAGACTGCCCACCAGGATAATTCAGCCAGCGATAATTCCCGCTCCTGCGTGCCATTCATTACATGGCGTATGACGTCAATCATCCAGGCTGTCAGATTTTGTTGAGTAAGTTGCTCAAGTGATTCGGAGGTCTGGTCGCGCAGCTGGTTGTCGCAGTGCCAGCACAACACCATTGCGCCAGCACCGTAACTGTGAATAACGGTTTCGCTGTGATGATAATCGCCGTGTGGCCACTGGCAGGATTTCACGTGACGTAATAACCAGTCAGACAGTGCACCAGCGCCGCCAGCTGCACGAATCACCCGCTCATCGCTGAAAAATGGCAGCAGTGATTTATCTTCCGCCAGCGGCTGGCGAACAGCAGGAACCGCTCCAGATGGCAGCGCCCGCATGTTTTTCGGTTCCGGCTCCACCAGCACCCTGCCGCGATGAAAAACTGGCAATGATTCACGACCGGGCTTAAGGACCACCAGCCCGAGTTCCGGAACCAGAACAGGTCGAAGTAATACCCGCACATTACCTCCAGACGCGCTGACGGTAGCAGGCATGTGTCCGTGGCAGATGTGCACGAACAGGAAGATATACAGAAACGGTCCAGGTCAGACGATCAGCGTTCAGACTCCGCTCCACACGGACACCGCGACGCAGATACGCCTCTTGAAGCATATCTGCCTCATCGATCGTACAGAACAGATAGTGAAACCAGCCATACTGAGGCGCACGAAAACGCCTCCCCTGCTTAATTTCCGGGTCGGCTTCAGAATTGTGGGATTTTATGTGTTGTGTCATCGGATTCTCCGGTGACAGCAGGTGTCAGTTGTTCAGGCTGACTGCGCGAATTGTAAGGCAATACGCCGGAATGTACAAACAGAAAACCCGTCAGTAAGACGGGCTTAACAAGCAGGGGCGGTTACTTTAATAATTTCAGTGCCTTTACATCAACTTCAACACTGCTCAGGTCTTTATCAATTTCACCCTCAATTCTTACTTTGTCTTTCGGAGAAACATTCTGCCCGGCCCATACGCTGTCATCAATATCCGTGACAATTGTCCCGCTATTGTCACGAAACTCATAACGTTCATCACCCACTTTTTTAACGATGCTCCCTTCAAGGATAACCCATGCATCATCCTTCAGTTCTTTTGCCTGCGCTACTGTTGAACGCTCTGCTTCTGGCCCCTGGAAACCACCCTGCTGTGCAAAAGCGCCAAAAGACACACCGGAAATAAGTGCTGCAATCAATACCTTTTTCATTCATAGTCCTCTTTCAGAGATGAACATTCAAACAGCATTTTCAGTATGGTAAAGCGCGGGTGCGTTGAGGATGCCTGACACATCAGAGGTGGCGGGAGATTACTCCCCCGCCTGGTCTCTTACTTCTCAGATTCGTAGTCTACGAAGACAGCGACCTCCGTCTGACCGGTTCGGATTCGCACCTCGCAGAGGTCTTTCCTCGTTACCAGTGCCGTCACTATGACGGTTAAACAGATGACGATCAGGGCGATTAACATCGCCTTTTGCTGCTTCATAGCCTGCTTCTCCTTGCCTTTCGGCACGTAAGAGGCTAACCTACATGTGTTCAGCATGGATTGAGCCTCAGATTAATGTTAAGCGTCTTGCAGGACGCGTAATGTTAACTGGGGCTTTTCTCTATCTGCCGTTGGTGTTCATGCCCGAGGCAGATAGCCTCAAGCACCCGCTGCAATTCTACTTAACTATCCTTTTCCCGCAAACCGTTTTTATCCCCAGCGGCAAATCGAATACTCCACCAGCGCCACCGCCATCGCAATTCCTACCGTTGTGAATGCTTCAGGCCAGGTCATTGATTCACCTCCTGCGGCGGTTCTGGTAGCGACATCCAGTGGGTTGCTTGCCTAAGATCATTACCCGGACTAACTGCTATACCTCCGCGCCGGAACGTGCCTCCGAGATAGCGTGCGGAATATATTAATGGCCCAGCCTCGCTATCGATATTCATCGAAATAAGCACGTTCTGGCTCTTTTCAGGCATTCGCTCAGTACAGCTTATCCAGCCATCCAGAGTTATCGGAGATCTGGTTGACGTTTCCGAGATTTCCCGAAAATTGTTGGTTGACGAATTCTTATTTTCCCGAAAGTTTCCGGCCTGAAGCATGGCGACGCGGCAGGCGTTCCAGCCATCAGCATATGTTTTAGTTACACCGTCGAGATGGCAGGTAAGCAAATCCATTTCATCAGGCACTACCATTGCTATCGGCTCTGCTTCCAGTGATGCCAGCGCGATACGAAACACATTAGCCAGCAGGCTGTCTGAAGACTTGTTATCGTGCGCCGAGTCGCTCAGGAAGCCTGTGATGTATGATTTAATCTCCGCGCGTTCTCTGGTAATAGTGCTCATATCAGTTTTCCTTATACGGATTAATTTTATTGTGCAGTGCGCTGAATGATTCCCATGTCACATCGGTATATAGCTCAATAACTGGTTCAAATGTCCTTCCAATTATCCAGACCAGTAATAGCGGGGATATCGGTATCATCAACACTATAAACAGAATGAAAAACAGAAACTCTGTTGTTCTGCTCTTTCGTGGGTAATTTTTTTCTAAATAATGTTTCATTTCTTACCGCCCTTTCGGGCGGCCTCCTGATGTTCTGAGGGTGCAGGAATCCCTCCGGTTAAGGATTTAATAAAAATCGTTTCTGATTTAAATCTTCAGTATTTAGTTGTTAGTTGGTTTATCGCCTTTATGCTTCAGCCTTATTTCGCAACCAGACACAAACCGGGCCATCTTCCGTATCATGAATGGAACCAATAAACCAGCCATCGCCCTCTGGTCGTTCCGGTTCCCATGCAGAAATATCAGCATCACACGCATCAAGGTCAGCACATCCTTCATCTCTGAAGCAGAGGACGTATTGAAGATTATTTTCCTCCATCCAGGCGTTAAACTCTTCCGTTGAAATATATTCCCGACCATCACAGAATTTTTCATATTCAGGATGTGTCCAGTAGCCATATCCGTCACGAACTACCGGCATTTCTTTAATTTTACTCACTGTTAACCTCCTGCAACGCTACACGATACGCCTTCTTTATCCACGCCTTACTGCCATATAATTTCGTCTTCATAATAAACACACCTGCACGACTCGCCGATATCCCCGGACAGGTTAACAGCACAGCATCCACCACACGGTTATGCTTCCGAAACTCCATTACAGTACTGCTGATAACCACCTGCCCCACCGGGCCGTAATCCTGATACAGGATTTTCACGCAGACACCCTCCTGTCGAAATAAACGTAGTTATTCACTATGCGCAGCGGCATGCCTAATTTTCTGGCAATTTCCCTTCTTTGCATGCCTCTCTGATGCAGTTGCCGCGCCAGCTCAATATCACGCTGAGAATATTTTGCCGACGGGTGAAAATCACCACGTAACATCATGCTGATGCCCAGCTCCCGTGCCTTCGTTCTCACTGCCGCTTCAGTTCGTCCGATAAGTGCGCCAACGCTTTTTACCTTCATCGTTCCCGCACACTGCCGGAGTATCATGATTTCCGCCCGGCACCACGTCTTCCACCCACTCACCGCTGCTGTTCTCTGGTGGCGGTAATATCCCGGAGAATATCCCGGCACTTGTTCAGCTCCCGCAGCGCGGCGCAGACTCGCTCCCACTTCTGAACCTGACCTTTTGCCCGGCGCAGCTCGCGGTTAGCCACATGCAGCGATGGTAAAATCAGACCATCCGGATGCTTTCTGGTGAACGACGGCTGTGACTGCACTGTGACCGCCACACTTTCCGTTTTTATTTCTTCCTGTGTTTCCGCTTCCCCGACTGGTAACGCAACACCTGCTGGCTGAGGAAAGGCTTTACCATCCATTTCCGCTATGGATGCGGCTTTCGGCTCTGCCGGTAAATCAGCGCCCGGTATGCAGTACCGAAATTTACCGCCCTGATTCACGCGAATCAGACGCCCTTTGCTGATTGCCATGGCCAGTGATGAATTCGCCCGGCGGGAGGTAATCCCGAACATCAGGGCCAGCTCATCCGCCGTTTGTGGGCCATGATGTTCAATCGCCTCAGTCAGCATTTGCGCTGTCACTTTCGGTACCGGTGACACTGGTTCACTTTCACCAGCCTGAATCAGCCACCACATCGAACCCTTGTTATCCGCTTCACCACGGCGCTTCAGTTTCCACAGTTCGTTGACAGCATCTTCGCGGCTGATTCCAAGGCGCGATGCCACTACCTGTGAAGAGGCTTTTTTCAGTGCTTTCAGTGCGTCAAATACAGTTTCCATTAAAACGTCCTCCAACAAAAATTACTTCACAACCCTCTGATTGCTGACATTTGGACGCCAGCTATCCCAGTTAAACGTCACCCACCGACCACCGTTCATGGTCATGCGGTCCATAATCCTCTCACCAAGAAGCGTGCTCATTGCGGCATGATTCAGGTTTGTTAACATCCCGACACTGCACAGTGATGCTGTCCGGCGATCAATTATCTGGTGTAATACCACCTGCTCGTTTTTCGTCTCCCGCTGAACGCCTATTTCATCCAGGACCAGCAAATCAACACTGCAAAGCTCCTGTAAAAATTTTTCCCCGGATTTGCCGTTGTCGTAGCTGTCATGCAACACGCTCATGACATCAGACACGGTGACGATAATCACGCTGCGCCCCTTCGCCATCAGCCGGTTACCCATCGCCGCTGCAAGGTGATTTTTCCCGGTGCCGGTTTTACCGCTGAACACAAAATTCGTGCACCCGGTCATCAGTTCGTCAGCTATGGATTTGGCCTGGCTCAGCGCGTATTTTTGCCCGTCGTTCTGCACCTGATAATTCGCAAACGAGCATTTGCTGTGCAGAGGCTGGATGCCCGAACGATTCAGGATTTTTTCCACCCGCAACTGGTGATTCTGGCGGTTAATCTCCTCGCTGCGTTTTCGTCCTTCAACAAGTTGCCATTCCCGCCACTCCTCCACCGTCCGGTACGGTGGAACCGACGCCTGTGGTGCAAGTCTGCGAATACGTTCAAGAACCCCGGCTGCCGCAATGTTTTTCATGCCACATCACCCCCTGAATCCCGGCGGAATTTCGGTATCCGGTTCAGAAATATGATTCACACAACGCTGGTTGTTCGTGCCGCTTACCGGGAGCAACCAGGGGTTTTCAAAATTCCGGTCCGGCCCAAAAAACGTCGTCGCTCGCTGAACAAATTCCGTTCCCGTTTTCCCGGTAGCCGCCAGGTATCTTGCGTAACGCCTCACACCATCCAGTATGGCCTCTGGTGGCACCCCCTCGCGTAATCTGGCCTTCCAGGCACTGAAAGCGGATTTCTTCGGGTTTGCCCCAGCACGCAACGGGTATTCCCGCCAGACCTGTTCGAACACATCCGGATAATCCACTCGTCCCACAGGCTGCCCGGTGTTTTCCGGGACTACCCGATCGGCTTCCCGCTGAATGGCGGAATCGGCTTCAGGCTGCTGCAGTTGGTGTGATTGCTCCGGCCTTGCGGTCATCACCTGCTGCACAGCGCCCGAATCGGCTTTCAGCGCATACGCTGAATCGGCTTCCGGTGTCGTGCCTGCTGGCTGACCAGGATTGACGGTCTGAACATCCCCTGCCTGGTTCGTGGCGTTTTTTACGCCATGGACCATAGTGTTTTGATCTTCTTGATCTGTATCTTTATCTGTATCTTTATCTGTCGTGACTCGTCGTGACATGTGCGTGACATTTCGTGACGCGCCGTGACAATCGCCATTTTGTTCCCGCTTTCTTTCCCTCTCTCGCTGCGCCCTCTTGCGCTCTGCAGGAGATTTTGCGGTTTGCGAAATATTGCCGTTGTCCTCTTTAAGCACCTGGCGTTTTTCCCATCCAGTGATTAAATCACCATCAAGTACCCGCCCCTGCATCGTCTGCAAAATTGAATCAGGTGTTTGGCCTGACCGTTCCGCTGATCAC